AGTTAAAAAAAGTTAATAAAAACTACTTTTAAGGGTTTACTTTTATATTTATAAATATTATAATGAATTTAATAACATAGCACAGGAGAAAAAAATGTTAAATTTTACTACTAAAAAAGAATATCAAGGCTCTAACTTAGATCAACTTAATGGTCTAGGTAATGAGTTTTGTACTTTTCATCAAGCTGTTGATTATTTTAAATTATCAGGTAAAGAATTAAAAGGTGCTAAGTCATGTGCCAGATTAATGAAAATTGTTGATAGAGAAGTTTTTAATAAAATCTCAAAGAAAAAAGAAAAAAAGAAAGTTCCAGTTTATTTTAATGTTTTTGAAAAGAACCATTTAATATCTGTGCTTACACAGAATGGAATAGAAATTTAATTTAACAGGGGGTGAAATTCCCCCAACTTTTTTAAGGAGAATAAAATGTATGAAGTTTATAAAATAAATGAAGATGATACTTTAAGCCACAAGGAACATCTTAATAATTTTGAAGAAGTTAATAATTGGTTAGTTGACCAAGCATATTATAAATATGAATTAGTAAAGATTATAAATGTTCAGACAGGAAATTTTAGAGATTATAAACTTGTTGATGATGAATGGATTGTAATTAATAGAGGGAGGGAAGTAAAATGAATATATTTTATTTACATAAAAACCCTAAAATTAATGCACAATATCATGTAGATAAACATATTGTTAAAATGTGTATAGAATATGCACAATTACTTTCAACAGCACACAGGTTGTTAGATGGAAATATATATACAGATAAAACAAAAAATAATCGTAATATTAAAAGATGGAATTTAGTAGACCACAGAGAGAATTTATTATATAAGGCTAGTCATGTTAATCACCCATCAAATATATGGGCTAGACAGTCTACAGAGAACTACAAATACCTATTTCTTATATATATATCTTGTTTAAAAGAATATACTCACAGATATGGTAAAATACATGGTTCACAAAAATTAGAATATGTTTTATCTACTCCACCAAAAAACATAAAATCTATAGGATTTTCCTCTATACCACAATGTATGCCAGAATATTGCAAGATAACAAATGATAGCATTTCTGCTTATCGTAAATATTATATATCAGAAAAAAATACTTTTGCTTATTGGACTAATAGAACAAAGCCAGATTGGTATAATATTTAAAATAATATGAATTATGCAGGTAACTCCCCTTTATAAATCAACTCCTATTAATCTATCTTTTTTAATAGGTCTGTTATCTATGATAGCATCAATAATTATTTCTATTGGTGATTGTTGCCATGTTGTTTTATTTACCATTGGCTCTTTATTAAAAATATCTTTGTAAAGTTTAACCCAATCTTCATAAGTGCTTGCTTCATCAAATCTTTTTAATTTGTCCTCTTTACTTAAACTCACTTAATTTCTCCTCAAAAACTTTTAATGTATTTGGAAAATTCTTTTTTGCATATTCTAACCCTTGTTTGCTGTTATGTATTGTGAATAGATTCGCAAATATTTCTTTCATTTGTGATGTACCATCTCTGTAATAATTTTTACCATGACCCCAAACATTAAATTCATCTTGGAATCTTCCTTGTGAAAAAGCATCCCATATATCAGAGACATATTCAGCACCATCTATTTTAGGTTCTATATCTTTGTAATTTTTTATACGACCTTTAAATGTTCCACTTCTTACTCTTTTTTGTTTTTCAACTGTTTCAAATAATTCATCTTTAATTTTTTGTAGTTTATCTTTATACCTAACATTAAATGTAAAAAATATTCCGTCATACTCACCTAAACCACTTGCTTTTATATCTCTTTCAACAGCATTTCTAAAACCTTCATTTTCTGCTGACCAAGCCACTTTACCACGACCTTCGACTGTTTTACCTTTCATTAAAGAATAATCTATATGATGACCATATTCATGAGTAATTGTTTTCTTTTCTAAACCTGATGTTATTTCGTTATATTTTGATTTATAAAAACCTTTCTTACCATCTTTTATAATTCTGTCTGGTAAAACATTTTTAATTACAGCTAATCTTGTTAATGAACTTAATTGTGAATTTAATAAATCATTATATTGTTGCCTTGCTTTTGTTCTGCTTCCTCTTATCTCTACAAAAACAACATCTTTTATATCTACAGATTCAGTTGGAACAATATTGATCTCTCTTGGTATCTCTTGGTCTACTATGACATCCTCTGGTTCAGTGTATACAATAACACATCTACAATTAATTACTTCTTTTGCACCACCTCTAGGATCACCTGTATAACTCATCTTTTTGCCACCAACGACAAAGTCCTCATTTATACCAACCTCTGTGCCATTTACTGCTAAATGTGACGCTCTACTTCTATCATCTGTTGTTGCTATCCACTTTTTTACCATTTGTGGTGATTCAAAGTTTTCTGCTTGCTTTTGTATAGCAAAACTTGATGCTGTATGGGTTTCAGTCCTAGCTATGGTTGATGCTCTGGCTCTAGTAAACTTAGGTGACATTCTTTCATTAATAGCTTTGGCTATAACAGATACACCTGCTGTTTGGTTCTCTAATATAGTTCTGTTTATTATTTGTCTTGTGGTGTCACTAATTTCTGTAATTCTTGTACTACCAACGTCTTGCATAAACTGTCTATAGATACCTTCATAGTCTTGGATTGCTTTTTGTGAATATCTATTATTGAAAGTTCTTTTCGCAAACGCCAAGATGACTTGTTTATAAAATGGTTCAAGAGTGGTTGCCACATCATTCCGTATAGATGCAGACATAGCTTGATAACTCTGTATGCCATTATTAGAATAAGCATCACTAGCTTTAGAGCCAATTTTTGAAAAGGTGCTAATTAACCTAAAATTAATTTGCCTTTCGTAACTTCTGCGAAGTCGGTTTACCTCTTGGTATTCCTTCCTTACTGAAATCTTCTGACCTTGCTGTTTGTAAGCTAATTGGTGCATTTTTTTCTTTATCTTTCATAATCTCATTCCTTTTTCGCTTTGACCAAGCAAAACCAGAATCACCACCCCATAAATCCCAAGCTATACGACCTGCTGATGGAAAACCATTTTCTCCACTACTAAATCCTTCTGCTTGTTTGTCTACTTCGTGTCTACTAAAGAAACTATACATTCTAAGTATAACTGATTCTGATAAGTTTGTTCTGTTAACTAATTGATTAGCACGAGCAACTCCTACTCTAGTGCCACCACGATTAAATTCTTTTCTCCACTCTAATGCCTTTCTAGCATTATTAGCCATTTCTTCTGTTGGCTTTGTGTTTGATATAGCTTTAGCATCTGAATACCTATAGCTTTCGCCTTCTGGCATTTGTTCCCAAGCTACACACCAATAATCTGCTCTGATTAATGCTTCCCATCTTTTACAATAAAGTTCTTTATCACCTTTAAATTCTGATTCAATCTCTATTTCTTCTTCTTCATCATCATAGGTTGCATATTTACAGTTTATACATTTATAGGTACTTTGTGCGAATTGATATGCTTCTGGCAAGTTTGGGTCAACTCCTTCTCCGTCTGGATAAGTATCTAATTTAGTTCCATAGGCTTCATTTGCAAACTTATTAACATCATCTGCTGATTGTGCCTGTGGTGCTTCTGAACCTAAAGGAAATAGATTAGCAGGTATATAAACCTCATCTCCACCTGTAATTGGTTCTAGTCCTAATCTTTTTCTTGCTTCATTTCTAGTTATGATACCTTTATCAACGGCTGATATAACATTATCATATATCATTCTTCTACGTTCTGTAATGGCAGGTATATCATCAACAAGATATTTTAATGTTAGGTCATCTCCATACATAGGAACTAACCACTCATTTAAATCACTTTCAATATGCCTTAACATTGGAATTATTGTTTCTTCATATAAAGCCAATCTTGCTTCTTGCATATTTGAATAAGTATTTGAATCTGGTATGCCAACTAATTGACTTGGAACTCCAAAACATAAAGCAATATCTCTTGCCGCAAAGTTTTTCATGCCTGTAAAATCCATATCCTTTGGACTCATACCCATTTCTTTATAATCAAAATCTCCTTCAAGAATCATTGTTCTTCCTGCATTGGCAGAACCTTCAAATCTGTGAAGCAAATCTCCTCTTAATTGTTCCCTTTGTGTATCTGAAAGCATTGTATTTGCACCAGATTCATCTTTAGGTCTATAAACAACAGCACCACTTGGTCTTGCTCCGTTCATTAACAGCATAACATTATGTTTGTTACTTAGGTTATGTTGGTCAATATCGATTGATGCCGCTTTTAATGGAGACAATCCATAATGGTCATCTAATGGATTAAATAACATAATTTGTTTAACATCAGATGCACCTGTGCTTTGATCAACATCATAGTTAGCAGATACTTGACCATTAACAACATATTGAAAACTCATAGGTATTTCACGCTTGCTTGGTACTATCTTTATTCTGTCAGGTCTTAATGTATATAATTCAGATGGCTCTCTATCTTCTGCACCTGTTTTTAAAATATAACTATTACCTGCCAATAATAAATATGAATAAACTTCTTGAAAGAACTCTGATTGGCTATTCATTGGATTAGGTCGCATTAACAAATCTAATAGTGGGTGGTCATCTATTGGTTGATCTCCACGAAACAAACCAAATTTTACTGATGCCGCACCATTAGCTATCTCATTAACACATCTATAAACAATAGCATTTTCTTGATAACCTTCTTTTGCTAAATCTGCATAACTTTCTTTTGGTTGTACTTGTGTGCCTACATTGGAATAAGCTATAACTGGACCTTCTTTCCTGCTGATAACTATGCTATCGTTTATTAACGCTTTCCACGCTTCTTTTAATCCCATTAACTTACTCTCCATATGGCTTGACCAGACGATTTGCTGAGTTCAGTTAACCCCCACACTAGGGCATCGAGCCTATCTGGTGAACTTCTACTGTCTAAAGTAAAAGAACACATTTGATCTTCTAATTTAGGAAAAGAGCCAACATGACTTACCCTTTCCTGCTCATATAATGCTGATATTGGTTCTGCTCTTACTAGCTTACCTCTTGAAGCGTGTACCTTTTTATATGGTACATTTCTATCAACAGTTCTAATTAGTCGCTCCACCAAATCACCACCATTATTTACTTCAGCTATTATTCTATCACAATTATATTTATAAAAAGCATTAATTGCAACATTAGCCCATGTATCTGCACTCATTCTATCAGATAAATCGTCAATTACATAGAACCTTTTATCAAAACCTTTTCCAACTACCATAATTCCTGTTTCATCAGAGCCTTCATTATTGGTTACAGCAGGGTCAATAGCAACAATAACTCTTTCCATTTCAGGCAATTCAGGCACTCTATTTTTATCTATCATTTTTAGATTCCATAAAGCACCCTCTATCTCATCTAATACCTCTGCATATAATTCTTGTCTACCTAAAGTTGTTCCTTCATATTTATCTTTTAGCTGTTGTAATGCACTTTCTGCTAAATTCTTTTTATTATCAAATGTTGATCCTGTAGTTATATGAACATCTTTGCCTTTTCTTTTAATTAAATCAGTTATCATCTTTGTTGGTCTTGGTGTTGTAGTAATAACTAACTTAGGGTTTTGTCCTAGTCTTAACCCAAACATCATTTGATCATAAGCATCTGGATATCTCCATGCCGCCATTTCATCTGCCCATATCCTATGAAACTGTGGACCACGAAGTCTATCTGGCTCTATTGCCGCAAATCCCTGTATAACAGAACCATTCCAAAGTTTTATTTCCATAGCTGATTTATTGTAAGATGTGCCAGTATCAAGTAATATTTCTTTTGGTATTATCTTTAACAGTCCAGATGGACCTTCAAAACATACTCTCCTTAAATCTCCACTTGTAGGAGCAACTACACCACATATTACGTTTGGTGTCTTAACT